CTACTTCAGAATTAGTAACTTATACAGGTAATACTGCTAATCAATTAACTGGATGTTCGCGTTCACAATTAGGAACGACAGCACCTGGTTCTACATCAACAGGAACTACAGTTACAAATGCTACCGACTGGTCAGGATGGGGTGATGCAGTAGACGCAGGTACTATTATTCTCGAACCAGGACTTTGGTCATTAAGTAATTTTAGTGACACACTAGTTGCAACTATTGCAAACGGTAAAACTTTTACTTGGAATTCTGCCATTGCTGCAAGATTATCAACAAGAGCATCGACTACAACATCAGGATTTCAAACTACAAACAATCCAACAGCTACAAGAATAACTCTTATATCACCAACAACACGTCACTTAATTCATCTTGGAACCGAAACAACTATTGGAGATACCTCTACACAAGATGATATGTTTATTAGATTTTCTTCAGCTGAAAATATAAATGAATACACACCTTTAGCTACTAACTCTGCGGGTACACAAAGAATACAAGATGGTACAAAAATTGTAGGAGCTTTGGTTGCAAAAGAAAATATTTTGATATGGACCAACAATGCATTGTATACAATGAAATTTGTAGGTGCGCCTTTTACATTTGGATTTGAACAAGTTGGTACTAACTGTGGATTGATTGGTAAAAATGCAGCTGTTGAAATAGATGGTGTTGCATACTGGATGTCTAATAATGGTTTCTTTGCATTTGATGGTACAGTAAACTCACTACCTTGTAGTGTAGAAGATTATGTATTTGATGATGTAGATACAACTAAGGGTCAACAGGTTTGTGCAGGACTAAATAATTTATTTACAGAAGTTGTTTGGTGGTACCCAACAGCAGGATCAGATTTTAATAATAGATCGGTTAGTTATAATTATGGTGAAGCTAAACAACCACCATTAGGTACATGGGTTACAAATACTAATACTAATTTTAATAGAACTACTTGGATGGATACACTTATTTATCCTCAACCTTATGCAACTTCATATAATAGCACAGGCACAGGAACTTTTCCTGCTGTGATAGGTGAGTCTGGTTTAGGTAACACAACTTATTTTGCACAAGAAACAGGAACAGATCAAATAAATCCAGATGGAAGTACAACTGCTTTAGAGTCTTTTATACAATCATTTAGTTTTTCTTTACAGCAAGGACAGAGTGAAGTATTTCTAGCTATGAGAAGATTTTTACCTAACTTCAAAGTATTAGCAGGTAATAATAAAGTAACAATTTCTGTTAAAGATTTTCCTGCAGATAATGATGTTGCAACTGCACTAAGTCCTTTTACCATAGATTCAACTACAACTAAAATAGATACACGAGCCCGAGGACGTTATGCTAATATTAAAATACAAAACACAGCGGCCGGCGAATCGTGGAGATTTGGTACATTTCAAGTAGATTTACAACCTGATGGGAGAAGAGGATAATGACAAAAATAGTAGTAAGATTACCAGAACCTAGAAAAGAATATAGCGAGGATAATCAAAGACAAATTAATAGGTCTATAAGTTTGATTGTAGAACAATTAAATGCTACATACCTAACACAATTAAAAGAAGATCAAGAAAGATTTACTTGGTTTGTAAATTAAATGGCAAATATATATAAAAATTCTAAACTAGATTTAACTACTAACACAGTTACTACTTTATATACCGTACCTTCTAACTCTAGAGCTATTGTAAAATCATTATTAGTCAGTAGTGATAGTGGAAGTGCTACCACAATTACTGTAGATTTATTTGATGGAGATCCAGCTTCAGCTAACAAATTTACTTTGTTTAATACAGCTGCAGTAGATGCTAACGAAAGTATACAGCTATTAACAGAGCCCTTGATTATGTTAGAAAATGAAGTATTACAAGTAACAGCAGCAGATGCAGGTAGATTGTTTACTACAGCATCTATATTAGAAATAAATAGAGAGGACGTATAATGCCATTTGTAAAACAAAAATCTGAAAAGATATATGAAAAACAAATAGATGGTAAAACTATACCAGTTATTACACCTGAAGTAATATTAACTATTACACATAGAGAAACAGGAAGGGAATATCTTTCAGAAAAGGAAGCAGAAGACGATATTAACAGCCCACATACAAGCACTACTAAAGATCATATTAAGAGAGATGTTGAGATAAAGATAGCAGAAATGCCTCCTCTTGGTGGATCTAGTGAAATGTAAGTTGGTTGACTAGACGTGAAAATTCTAGTAAATTGGTATACAATCGCATATATACAAGTCTTGCGAACTTGCTTTTCAACAATATAATATAGAGAAACTATGGGATTTTTAAGAAAAATATTCAAACCAATATCCAAAGTATTAGATAAAGTAATACCTAACGAATTAAAACCAGCATTACCATACCTTGCTGCGTTTGCGCCTTATTTATTACCAGGTACAGGAATTTTTGCTAGCATGGCTGGAAGAGGTTTTGGAAGTGCAGCAGCTAACTTAGTAGGTCAACTAGCTCAAGAGGGTAATGAAGGAGAAGTAAATCCTTTATCTTTATTATTATCAGGAGTTCAAGGTGCAGCTACAGCGCCGGGTGCCGGAGATAAACTTAGAGGAATGATGAGTAAAGGTAAACCTGAGTATACAAACATACCAGGAGGAAATATGCCAGGTCAAGGCATGGGTGGTTTTAATACTACATATAATACCGAAGGGTTAGGAGCATTAGATAAAACTAAAAACTTTATGTTAAAAGGTGGAGCTAAATTAGCTGACCTTGCAGGAGATGCTAAAGATATTTTACAAGATCCTTTTGCTGAAGGTGTAACTTTAGAACAAATAACATCAGCAGGAGCCACTCCTTTTTCACAAGCAAGTGGTGATGTAATTTATGGAGAAGCTGTAAGACAGAAAAAAGATTATGAAAGAAATGAAGCACAAAGATTAGTAGAAGAAGAAATGAGACAAAGAGGATTAGACCAATCTTATATTGATTCTGTTATAGCTTCTATGACTGCTTATGGATATACACAAGCAGAGATCGATGCAATTTTAGAATTACAAGGTTACGAAGGTTTAGCTAGAGGTGGTAGAGTAGGATTAATGGATGGTGGTGAACCAGATTTTATTTCAATGAAAGAAGTAGTAGATAATGTAAATGCTGATGAAATAACTGAAGGTATTATGTCTGCTTATAAAAAAGGTGGTAGTGTATTACCTCCAGGTATGGAAATGGATTATAGAGGTGGTGGAATGATACCTATGGGATCAAAAGAAAGAGCTGATGATGTACCAGCAAGAGTAAGTAAAAATGAATTTGTAATGACTGCCGATGCGGTGAGAGCTGCAGGTGGTGGTAGTGTAAATAAAGGAGCACAACGAATGTATCAATTAATGAATAACTTAGAGGCACGAGCATAATGGCAGTAGAAGAAACAAGGCAACTCTATGACCCCCAGTTAACGGGTTCGAGAACAGCATTATTAACTAGTGTAGATAAATTAGGAGCAGGTCTTGCTTCACAATTAAGAAACTATAAAGGTTTAGATACATCTAAATATGCACCAGAAATTGCAGATCAAACTGCTTTACAAAAAGGTTTAGCTGATCAAGCAAAAGGTTTAGGTGCTTTAGTTGGACCAGGAATGGCATTACCAGCAGGAGTAGAAGCTGGATCTATTGAAGCATACATGTCTCCTTACCAACAACAAGTTATAGACGCATCGCTTGCAGAGTTTGATAGAAACGCTGCTATACAAAACCAAGGTTTAAGAGATCAAGCTATTCAAATGGGAGCTTATGGTGGAGGTCGTGAAGGTGTAATGGCCGCTGAAGCTTTAAAAAATCAAGGACTGAACAGAACACAACTACAAGCACAATTATTAAATCAAGGATTTCAACAAGCACAAGCCGCAAGATCTGCAGACTTAGAAGCCCAACAAGGATTAGGTACTTATCAACAACAAATAGGTCAAGCTAATCAGGGATATGATCAAGCTGTTTTAGATGCAACACAAATTGCAAATAGAGAAGCACAGTTCCAACCATTTACACAAATAGGTTTAATTGGACAACAGTTATCACAGCTAACTCCAGGAACAATGCCGATTTCAACTACAACTACAACACCAACACCAGCGGCACCAGTTAGTCCACTATCTCAATTTATTGGTGGAGCAGGAGCTATCGGTGGTTTACTTGGAAAATTAACAGGGTAATTAATGAGTAGAATTTTAAGACGACCAATGTTCAGAGGTGGTGGAAAAGTTTCTAGTTATGGAAATGGTATTGCATCAGGCATGGGTTATGCCGGTGGTGGTAGAGTTAACTTAAGAGTTGGTGGAAACCCAGCAGCATTGGTTAATTTAGGCGGAGCTGGTGGAGCGCCAACACAATCTGTTATGAATACAGGTGGAAATATTTTAAATAAAAACGTAGGAAGAATGAGTGGTATAGCTCAAAAAGGTGCTAACTTACTTAAGAACCCAGCTTTAAGTGAAGCAGGTATAATGAATACAATTAAAAATTATGGTCCTAAAGCTATTAATGCAGTTAGAGGATTAGGTGGCGCAGCTATTTCTAGATTCCCTGCATTATCTTTTGGTTTGGCTGGAGAATATTTAACAAGACCACAAGATGTAGATCAAGCAATTTATCAACAAGAAGGTTATGGTCCAATCGAAGGTAGAATGAGACAAATTTTTGATCCTACATACATGTCAAAAATGAAAAAAGTATATGAACAAGGATACAATGAAGACGGTCAACTTAATGCTTTAATAAATCAACAGATAGAAGAAAACAAAGATAAAGATCCTGCTTTAGATGCAGCAGAAGAAAATCCTAATAAAGAAATTACTGTTGATACTAAAACAGGAGATCCAGTTTTAACTAAAAAAGAAAGATTAGATAAAGCAGCTAAAGAGTATGAAGATATTTTAGGTGCAGGTATTAAAAGAGATTCTATTTTTGATGCAATGATTGAAGGTGGTACAAGATTATATGAAGGTGAAGGAGCAGGATCTGCAATCAGAGCAGCTAACAAAGCACTCGACCCTATACAAAATATTAAAACAGCTTCTAGAAAACTTGCACTAGAAGAAGACATAGCAATTAGAAAAGCAATTGCAACTGGTGCAGCTAAAGATACAGACATGTCTAGAAAAATTGCTGCATTAAGAGCAGGTGGTTATACTCCAGAACAAATTGCAGATGCAATAGCAGGAATTAAACCAGAAACTCTTGGAGAAAAAGTTTCTAAACTAGGAAAAGTTGATGGCTACGCAGAATACATTAAAGAAAACAGAAATGATGTTAGTGCTGTAGTTACTTCTAAATCAGATACTTCACAATTACCTGATGGAAAATATTATATAGCTGACAAATTTACTATTGTTGAAGTTAAAAATGGTCAGGTAGTAAAAGGCAGCGCGGAAATAATAAAAAGTTCATAGGAGGTTAGATGGCTAGTTTTGGAGACCAACTTACTGATACCGGCGAAGTAAAAGTAGACGAAGGTTTATCTTTTGGTGAACAAATAGATGACAGCCCTAGTAACATCGGTACATTCATGGCGGGTATTGGTTCAGGTTTTTTTAAAATACCTGAAGGTGTAGTATCTCTTGGTGCAACATTAATTGATTTAGGAGCGGGGACCGACACAGCTTCAGAAGTAGAAGAATTTTTTGCAGACATAAATCCTTTTGATGAATACGCACAACAAACTACAGCAGGAAGAGTATCAGAATTATTAGTTAACCTTGCAGTGCCTGCAGGACTAGCAGCAAAAACTGCTGGCAAAATGGCAGACGTTGCATTAGCTGCTAAAAAAGGTGGTAAGTATTTAAAGTTTGGTGCACAAGCAGGAGCAGCAGGTGTAGCTGACGCCGTAGCTATAGCAGACGTAGAAGAAGCAGGAACTCTAGGAGATTTAGTTGGAGGTATTACTGCAATAGATAGAGAATCAGATAACCCACAAACAGAATTATTAAACAGATTAAAATTTGGAACTGAAGGTGCTTTGTTTACTGCAGGTTTAAGTGGTTTGTTTACTGCTGGTAAAAGATTAGCAACAGAAGGTAAACAATTAAGATTTAGTAATAGTAAATTTAATAGAATGTTAGATAAGTTTGGTTCTAAGTTTAGAGCTAGAGCTGGTAAGACACAAGAATTTTTTGATGCAGAAACTGCGTCTATAGGTGAAAGAGCAGCGGACGTTAACATTGCAGAGAACGTTGGTTTTACAATTCAAAAACAAATGGATAAAATTTTTCCAAAAATAAAAAGAGTTGGAGATCAAATGCCTGATGTTACTCGAGAAAAATTAACTGAAGAAATGGGTGAAGTATTATTATCTGGTCGACCTATTGTAAATGAAACTGGTCAAGTTATTTTTGGTAAAATGGATGATGTAGTTGCAGGTCCTTTAAAAAATAAATTATTAGCTAAAGGTATGGCTCCCGAAGCTGTTGATGAAGTGTTTGAAGAACTAACTAGAATTAGAGGAACGTGGGGTACATTGTTTTCTG